CTTCATTGTTTACCCCTGATCAAATGGAAGCTATGGGCATTTCCCAAGAAGATGTAACGGCACTAGAAAGCTTACAAAATCAAGTAAGCGGCATGAAGGATATTGCTGGACAAGTGCTGTCAGTAATTACTGGTTCAGGATCGGCGCAGGCAGCACCAGCCGCTTCAAGAAGTGCTCCTGAAACAATTACAGCACTACCACCAAGTTCGTCAGAGAAGGACAGACTTACTGGATACATTAACGGGTTTGCCCTTAAGTCGGTATCATCGTTTAGATAATAAAAGAGGGAGCTTCGTGCTCCCTCCTTGCAAGTAGTTAATTTTGTTTATTTAAAACTTAACAAGGTACCCTACATTATACCCAACAAATTCACTGTTACCATAGCTACGATCTACACCAATAGTAATAGCATTTATTTTATTCAGGGCATATTCAATACCTAAGCGGAATGTATTAGTTTTATCATCTCCCAAATCACTAAACGAATCTCTATAGCGATATCCAACTTTACCAACTATGTTGCTAGTGATTTGCGTTTTAATTCCTGGCTCAACACTATAGTAACTAAAATTGTCTGATGAAGAAAATTTCTCGCCCAATCCGCCGCGTATGTATAATGCAATATCTTGATTAATATTATATGCGTATGCTGCACCAGCCTCTAAACGATTGGAGTTAGAACCATCTTTACTGTTTAATTTTTCTGTACGAAATTGCGAACCCAAATCAATAGTTATGTTGGGGGTAACTTTGTGGCCAATTACTAAATTTACACCTTGTCGGTTTGGATTGGCAGAATCTCCAGAGACGGTATCACGAAGTGCATATTGGCCATGTACAAACATGTGTTCTTCGGCTACTGCAATAAATGATATAATTAATAAAGCTGCAAGTAAAATCTTTTTCATTTATATCCCTTGTGTTGTGAAAAAAAAGACAGCCTCTTCGGAGGCTGTCTGATTATTTATATCTTTAATATAAATTAAACTTCTTCTTCAGCTAGCTTACGGAAAAAGTCCATATTGTCTTCATCATTGTTAATTTCTAGAGCTGGCTTTGCTTCAGCTGTCTTCGATGGTGAAGGTGTTGGTACAAATTCTTCTTTAAAAGAATCTGCTGTTGTTTGTGGTTGCGCAGCACCACCGTCAAGATTAAGAGCTTTGTGTAGACGAGCTTTTAAATCGTCATAAGATTTAAACTCTTTTGGATCCAAGAAGGCTTGTAGTGAGTGTTGTTGTTTCCAAATAGCCTCTAATTGCTCGTCGCTATCTTTTAATGGCGTTGGAGCTTCAAATTCTGATTTGTCGTAGTTACGATATCCTTCTACGTTACGAATCTTCAATTTAAAGTTAGCACCTTCCCAAAAGTCAAATGGGTTAATTTTCTTTTCATCTTCAAATTCAGGATTCATTGCTAATTCAATTTTATCCCAAATCTTTTTACCGTATTTGAATAAGAAAGTTTTACCTTCATTTTCTGGGTGTGCAGGATCCTTCACCACATAAATGTTTGATGTGTATGAGAGACGGCGTTTATATTTACGTACTAAATCTTTATTTGACTCGATGCCAGAATTCCATAATTGTGAATTGTATTCTGATACTGGATCTTTTTGACCAAGTGTAGTCAATGATTTTTCAATATACCAACCACCCTGACCTTGGAAGCCATGGTCCCAAATACGAGCATATGGAGTATCTTCATTTTCTGGAGCAGGTAAAAATCTAATAACAGCATATCCATTACCAGCTTTATCTACTTCTGGTTTCCAGAATCGTGTATCTTCTTGTGGACCTTGTGTGGGAGCGTTGAGTTTTTGAATTTCTTGTGTTAGCTTATCGAAATTAGCTGAACGGTTTGTTTTTAATGATGAGAAGCTCATTTGTAAATTTCCTTTGTATAAACGTTGTATGAATGTATGTTTTTATGTTGTTACTATCTTATCCACAGACTACCATAATATAGTGTTATTTATATTACTTTACTATTTGAAATTTGTCAACAACAATCTTTTTTAGCTTTTCTAAATCAAATTTAATAAAGGGTCTGTATTTTTTGCACTTTTTATAAAGTGTTGGCCAGATAATATCCTCTTCAATCGATCTATTCCAGTACCTAAAGAACCCACACATTTCATTAAGAATAATTAAGGTTTCAATCGAAATTTTCTTTTGGTTTAGGAGTTTAAGAAGGGTCGGGTGGTTATTTTGTTCAACTAGTAAATTCTTGTTGAAGTCCAAATCAAGATTGTCCAATTCATTAGCAAAGTTATACGTCAAGGACTCTTGTCGCTTCTGCCATTCTTTATAGTGAATCTCAGCTGTCTGCTCATTAGCCATACTGCCGACCCAGACATTCGGATTGTCCTCAATAATATTGGCTAGCAAAAACTGCTCAACATTTTTATGCTTAGCAAGTTTGTAAAAGAAGTATTTGTCTGGCCTACCTTCAAAAGATGAGGCATTGGCCCTTGTTTTGCCGTTGTATCGAAAGTAGTCATATGTATCAGAATTAAAGTGGTTCTTCAACGCTACATATATTTTGTAGACTTCATATCCTGTCATATAGGAAGTTTGGCTGTCTTTGCTAAGTACCCTTGATTTTCAGCATCTTGTTTGATCCGAGCTTTGAGTTTTGCATTCTTACGAATAAGATCTGCGGCAGTTTCTAACTCTAGCCCAGTTTTTTCACAATAATATAACACTGCATCAAAATATTCTAATCTTTTTTCAATAACAATACTTTCTATTTTTTGTAGGAAGTCCTGCACATTAATTAATTCATTGACTTGTTGTTCTTCTGTCATTTATATACAACCAATCCTAAAAGTATAGCTTGAATAATAAATCCACCACTTATAGTAATTATACTTAGCATATCTTTTTTAATGATTGCTTTCAAGAATAATAATACTAGCCCTGCCCAAACAAACAACACCACGTCAACAGTTGGTAAGTGGTCAGAGAACCCCAACATCAACGAAATCACTGATGGAATAGTAGCGCAGTGTAGAAGGATTACTGCAAACCATCCTAAACCCTCAGTTGAAAGGTGTTTGATCTTATCCACAATAAAAAACTGTCCAAATTTCTTAGCTACCATTATTACCCCTTGTAAAATATATGTCGTCCAATTTTAGTAATTTTTTCCTTACCCCATTTTGGATTAACATAGTCTGCATGATAATACATTGCTTCTCTCATACCGTCAAGCCTGAATCCTTCTAGCAAGACTTTTTTAGCAACAGCATTACTTTCTTGATATTCGTTTTGATAGACGTATTGTTTTCTCACATCTGCTTTATTACAATACCATGAAAATTGACAAACTACCTTACTATAAACTAAAGTTTTTTGGTGAACCACTCCACAAACAGTATCAGCAAATTCTCCACTGTGTAGTCTGTTGAGGGTTACTTGTGCGACAGCCACTTTTCCCTCAAATGGCTCGTTGCCTGCTTCCCAATAAATGTTTTGTGTTAAGCATTCCAACTGTCTTTCTTTTTCTACAACAGTCATATTTTTGGGAAAATTGATAGTTTCGTTATAAGCGTCAATTCTTTTTTCTACAGCAGCACAGATGCTCATATAAACTACACAGAGAACTAATACAATTCCAATTGCTGCTAATACTTTAAATTCTTGATTAGATTGTTTCATGTTACTGATCCTTTCTTTTCAAACTAAGAATGACATTATACTAAAAAACACACACGCAGCCAACAGTAAACTTAATTAAAGTCTGCAGTAGTATAATGCTTAGTTTTGTGGGTTAAAAGCTAAATGCTTTTTTGGTCTTCATGGATGTGAACAATAGCAATTTGCTTCTCAGAACAAATTTGTTTTGAGAAATTGCTAGTTACTGGTTTTGATAGAACGGCCATTTTATTGGTCTCCTTATTGTAAAAGTGGTAATTGATTCTGTTGCAAAGTTCAATCACCAAAACTCCGGCTTGCTGTTAGGCAGCCATTAAGTATTCGCTATCATTTGCGTTTACGTGTTTGCTTGGATTACGTCCATCGCCTCTCGTGTTGCCTCTTTCGCTATCTCACGCTGTCGAAACCTGGTCAGGCCCGTCAGAAGCATACTATCTCGCTAAAGACATAACCCTTACGGGACCTTAGTGACAATATACTTTTGGTGGACCTGGGCGGAATCGAACCGCCGTCCAACATGCCTTCACTACGAAGGGATTACAACAATTCTTAATTTGTTTTAGTATTTATGCTGTTTAATATTGCGTCTGCCCATTTTTCCGCATCTTGCGTGGTTACTTCTAAGTCAAAAGATGTTGGAGGATCAAATAAAGCATCTGTATCTTCAAATTTAGATTTCTTAATGGTATTGACCCAAACCGTATAGTCGGCATTAAAAATCTCACGTGATTTATTAAGTGGTGCTATAAAATCACAAATCACAAACTTTGCACTACTGTAGTTTGCAAGCTCTGCCATACGCTGTGATTGTCTTATGCGGCCTTCAACTGAAAAGTCCTGATCTCCAAACATTTTTCTAACACTGTCGGCATTGAGCCAAGTGGAGTTTTCCCCTGCCTGCTGCAACTTCATAAACAAATTTAAAGCAAGTGTTGTTTTTCCAGATCCTGGCAATCCCATAATTAAAATTTTCATTTGTTACCCCTTTTCCTGAATAATGTCGGTATCTATTCCTCTAGCCTTTAAAAACTGCTTCAGTGGTTCGGCAATTCCATTTTTCTTAAGATCGTAATTCAAATTACTATATTCTCGCATCAGCCGCTTATCTGAAAACACAAATCTCGGTTCGATGCCAAACATATGGCAAATGAAATTAATGCGCTCAACATCATAAACATCCTGCTCACCACATAGCATAACCACTTGTCTATTATACAATGCAGCTACGTTAATTAGCGGTAGTATTTTATGTCCGTCTAACTTAGCTTCTTGTACTTTGGTCAATTGGATAGAGTTGTCAAATCTAGCTTCACGACATATTTCAGGATGGGACTTTACGACATATGGGCTAATAAATTCCCCACAATAACTTACCATCTGCTTATAGATTGCCACATGGTCGGCTGGATTATTAAAATCTTTATTAAAATATATTGTTGTAAAGGGTTTTTTATTGTCGGCCAAACAAAGTGCAGTTGCAACACTCTCTATGCCATCAATTAATACTGCAGTAGTTTTGTGGTATCGTTTTATTATAGCACTTTCGAGCGCTAACATCCAACCATCATATTCTTCTTTATCTTCCACATATTTGTCCCACTTGTGGACAGAAGCGCTTTGGTGTATTAGCTGGCTGGTATTGGTATCAAAAATATAGTGGCTGTTGTGTAATAATACAGTGCTGCTACTAATATGTGTAGGTTCGAAAATCATATCCGCATTAGTTCTGGGAAGTGTGCCAAAATAAAAACGATCGCCATATTGTTCGTGCCACACAGTCCTTGTTTTTTTCATATCTGTGAAAAAATGAAGTTGCTTGGAGGTTTGGTTGTATATTGTTATTAGGAATTCGCCATCTAGTTCTTCAACAAACTCTTCGCCATACTGATTATATGCACTAACAACATAATGGATATCACTTAGTATTTTTTTACTATGGCTATAAACATTCCCCATAACAAAAAATACATTATCGCCGTCTGTAATCCAATGCTGGTGTTTTTTGTTGGTATCAAGCAAGCAATGCAAAAACACAATACCATCGACGTGGTCGACAGT